TATTGGTATATGGTGCAAAGTATTACATCGCATTGGAATACACGTTATCTACAAGAAGCCATAAAGTTAGACGATTACGGCAAGCATGGAGCATTAGCAAACAATTTCACCGAAACCTTGCCTGTGCCGGAAGCCAACGATGTGAAATCCATGCTCAAAGACCCGTACATATTCGATATGCTGACTTTTACCGACCAATACAATGAGCGTGATGTGGAAATCGGTTTGGTCAAGCACGTGGAGAAATTCCTTGTGGAAATGGGAGCCGGATTTGCCTTTATGGGGCGGCAGTACCATATTGAAGTATCGGGCGATGACTATTACATTGATATATTGATGTACAATGCTTTCTTGCACCGTTATCTGGTGATAGAACTGAAAGAAACAGAGTTCATGCCGGAATATATCGGCAAACTAAATTTCTACTGTTCTGCCGTAGATGATATTCTCTGCCGGGAGGGAGACAACCGGACTATCGGACTGTTGCTTTGCAGGAGCAAAGACCGCATCAAGGCAGAGTACGCCTTGCGTGACATTCAGAAGCCCATCGGCATTTCCGACTATGAATTGGGGCAAGCCTTGCCTGAGAACTTCCGGGGCAGTCTGCCTACGATTGAAGAAATTGAGAAAGAATTGGAGGCGAACAGCCAATAGGTACAATATATACCTTGAATAGCAATTTTTTGCAAAAAACACGCCATAATATTGGATTACGCTTGGAATAAGCGACTTAGAGAAGATTCTTGTTTGAGTGGGTAATGACCTGGCAACGGTCATAATTTCAGTGGTTTGCAACATTCGGCTTCGTATCAAACAACTCTTCGTTTGCAAAGTTAAGGGATTTCCCTATAAAAAGAATAGCAGGGGCTAAAAAAATACCGTAAGTTGCTGCCTTTCTTTTGTTAGCTCAACTTACGGTATATATGTTGGTCTATTTTCAGAACCTGCTCAATAAGAACTGTACTATTTTCTCTTTACGTTTGGATATTTTCTCTTTATCCCAACATTTATCCATTTCTGTCATGTTACGTACTTCTTGTTGCTGATGAAGTTGATTGTAAGAAGCGCGTTTCTGTTCGAACGGAACGTTACCTATGGATATATTGTGATGAGCCGATAGTAACAGGTAATTTCCAAGACAATCGAGATAATGGTTACGAAAATCCTCGTCATATTCACAATAGCCACTTTCGGGATTTTCCGTTTGAGGTGCAATATGTTCTAATTGGGGGCTGACAATCGAATCATATCTGATAGGAAGATACCCTGCCTTGCCCTCTTCCTCTATCAGATGGTTCTCGTATTTCCATAGCAAGAACTTGGCTGTATCGGGATAAATCCAACCTTGCAGAGTCCTTTCAAATTCCCGGTTATTCCAATATCCCCACCATCCTTCTTGGGTCTTCATCCAATCAATTCTTGTAATGACAGGGTGTACATCCCCTTCAAATTTTTGGAATACATCATTCAACCGAGAGGTCAAATCCGCTCTTGTCCCTATCACTCGCGCACGTATGAAGATAGCTTCCAATGCAGTTGACAAAGCTTCCAAATCTTCATCTGAAACCTTGCCTTTAAATGCTTTGATGATAAAGGGAATTACAATGCCAAAATTAGCGATTCGTTTGAGTGAGTGCAGCACAATATTCTTGCTCTCCATTCTGAAGAACGAGGTCAGATGCTCAAAGCTTGTGGAAAGGGCAAGGGTAAATTCTCTGACAAAACACAATCTGTCATCTTTCGCAAGTTGCTCATTTACCTTTTGTACTGCATCATTTTCCCATAGGGAATTGAAAAATACCCTTTGGGTATAAACAAGCACATCATCCTCATTGACTTTCTGTTCGATGGTTGAGATAGACTTGTAAATGTTTTCAAAACGGTGCTTGATTTCTTCTATCAGTTCCGTTTTCGTATCATTATCTTCTCCGTAAAGATGAACATGATACATAAATTGGGCTTTGATGATTTCTAATTTTGACGGTTTTTTACCCCGATTGTTTTGAAAGATGAACATCTGAATGGCTTCCGCTTCATTCTCTACCACATGGGTAGTACATGATGATTCTTTTACTGCATTCAATAGCTTGACGATGTAATCTTCGGTCATGTTCCCCAACTCTCTTGTAAAATAATCGAATGCTGCTACAACTCTCTTTTGAGATTCTGTCTCCAATCCGTTATGTTCTGTCTTGACTTGGTTCACAACATAATCTTTAAACAGTTGATTGTCGTAGTCAACAGTTTTGAAACGATATTTACTTCCTAATTTTATCATTGATTGATAGGCGAACGTCTCTTCTTCTGAAAACTCCCGTAATGTCCTCAATCGTTTGAATAACACAGCTAAAAAGATGGTTATCGTGGTAAGCCTCTGCTGACCATCAATAATTCCATAGCATCTACAGCCTTTATTTTCAAACAGAAAATGACCAAAGTAATACGGAGAAGAAGATTGACTGTTGATGTAATCCATCAAGTCTGACAAGAATACATTTACCTGTTTAGGAGAATCATTGGTTTTCAAATCTGTCTCCCAAGAATAAGCACGTTGATAGGTCGGAATGAATATTTCATTACCATACAACATGTTCTCAATGTTGGTTAGAGCTTCCATATGAATTTTGTTTATAGGTTATTATTTGGTTCTTCGTCACAAAGAAGTCTTGTCGCAATCCAAGCACAAGCTTCCGCATCAGCCAGCGCATGATGATGGTTTGCCAAATCATATCCGCAGTATTCCGCAACCGTCTGCAACTGGTGGTTAGGTAATTTGTCTCCCAATATTCGCCTCGAAGCCCGGCAGGTACAATGGAATTGATAATTTGGATAGGGCATTTCATAGGCTTGAAATACAGCTTTAAGACATCCCTCGTCAAAAGGACTGTTGTGAGCTACCAAAGGCATACCTTCTACTAACGGTGCGATTTCCGACCATACTTTGGGAAAAGAGTCCGCTTTTGCTGTGTCCGCTGCTGTTAGTCCATGCACTTGTGTATTCAAATAAGAATAATAGTCGGGGGTCGGGTGGATGAGTTTGTATAACTTATTCACGATTTTCCCGCCTTTCACAATGACTATTCCAACGCTACACACACTTGAACGATGTTGGTTTGCTGTCTCAAAATCAATGGCTACAAAATCTTTCATTGTATTTGTCTTTATAGCAGTTGGCAGTCAGTGGGAAATCTTATCAATCCAAAACTTAACCCTTTCAGCTACATTTTCCGCTGTAACGGGAGAAACTTCTTCCAATACCACATAGCCGTCTTCTTGTAATCGTTTGCTTTCACAACCTATGCGTTTAAGGGTCTTGTTTAACTTTTCCACATCGTTTTGGCGGTTGGCAAATTGAATCAGTACTTTCCCGGTGTTCTCTTTTTCAATGATGTCCATATATGGAGTTCCTTCTTCCTCATTGGCATATTCGCAAGCGAGCATATCCCAATACCAAATGAATGTTTTCCAACCGTCATAGCAACCCACCATCTCTTTCCATACGAAAGTGCGATGATGTCTGACTAATATATCTTTCAATTGCTCTACACAGTCAATGATGTACTGTTGAAGTTCTTGATTATTGTTGAACTGTTCTAAAAAGCCTCCTTCCGAAATATTGAAATATGGTTCAGGCAAATATTGCCACCATACACCTTTACTGCGTTTCCCTCCCTTTTCCCATTTCAAAGGTTTGGAGAAATCGGCATCCCCTAAATAAGAGGCTTGAATATAGTAATGTCCCTCATGAAATCCTAATTGGATAGTGCCTGGATTATCTTTTCTATTACTTATATATAGGACATTATCAATGGATAATGAATCCTTAACCACCCAATCTTCAGCTTCCCATTTGTTAAGTGAGTTTTCCCATAGAGTTCTATTTACCTTCGAATGTGAATCTGTCGATTCAGTAACCTTAGGCTCTGTTTCCTGTTGTGGGTTTATAGAACTATTATCTGTATGAGTAGGTATAGAGAGTTTCTCGGGCGATACGTTTAAGTCAACAATAAGATGTTGAGAACTCTCCTTTTGCTTGGCATTTCCTTCCTTGGCATTTCGATAAGCTTCTGAGAAGTTAAGCAAGGTCGTTTGTTTATGTTCCGAATCAAATTTGAAATCAGCACCATAAAGGTCTTTTCTAAAGGCTTCTACCACACAAAATAGGTTCTCCAATAATGGTTCGGGAGCATTGCTCTTTCCCCTTTCATTGTTTCCCTTGTCTTCTTCCGAACAAGTGTGTTCGATAATTTTCTTAACAGCCGTACTTACAGAGGCAATATAACAAGGAGAACAATGCATTGCCACAAAGGATGTCTGAAACTCCAATTGCATCTTTTCTTCATCGGAAAGGCTTCCGTCTTTTATCACTTCATACAATGTATGCAAGTATTCTTGATAGATGCGGAGTTTTTCCTCAAATACTTTTGATGCCCTTTCCCTCTCTACATCATTATCACTTTGGCCACGAAGTAAAATCATTGTAATGATAGCTGTAATGATGACGCCAAGAACGGCTGCAAACATTTCATACCACAATTCTTTCTCTGTGAATAGTCGCAAATAAATAGCAAAGAAACAAGCCAATACGATTAATATAGCTGTTATAGCCACTATTCTGTTTTGTGTAAGTTTCATATTGTTCTTTTTACGGGAATATTAAGATACCTGCCTTGATAGAAATACACAGTTTCCCTCAAAGCAGGTATGCCTATAATGATAGATGGTTATCGCTTATGCCAATTTCTACCTTCGTCAGTAGAGTAGTATAATCCTTTACTGGTTGTAGCCAAAAGATTCCGTCCATCGGCACTTAATTGTTGGAAAGTACCAGCGGATGAACTTGTGTAGCGAGAATGCCAGTTCCGTCCTTCATCTGTAGAATAGTAAATGCCTTTTGAAGTGCAAGCTAAAATTTCTTTTCCAAGTTGAAATAAGTCATAGAAAATACCTGCAGACGAACTTGAGTAGCGAGAATGCCAATTACGTCCACTATCAGTAGAATACTCAATCGTATTCTTTTGAGTGTTGATGCGAAGCATCTCACGTCCATAATTGATTAATTGTGCCATATTGCTTATCCATGTCCACCAATACCCCGAAAAGACCTTTATAAAAACCGCGAAGCGTGGGTACTGTATATCCACGTCTCTGTGATAAGGTGGTAGGAAAACCTTGGAAAAAGATATGGGAATAACAGCCCCACGCATATGCGTGAAGACCATTACGACCTCTCTTGTTTCCTGTGAATCTAAGTTTCCTACGCTTTTATCACACAAGCAGAAGACATAACGCCTCGATATTTTAACATGTCTTGGAAAGAGTTTCCTCAATCCGATTACAAAAGTACAAAAAATCCGTGATACCGCACTCGTAAACAGCTAATATCACGGATTTTATTTCAAATTACAGTCTAAAACCTCTATTTTATGCGGTTTCGGTATTCCAATAGCTTCCCGCCACTCGTCTCTTCATTTCTGAAACAACTACACATATGCAATTGTTGTATGGACTATTCAAAACTATCAATGAATATCCCTGTAAGATTTCTTCGGATACTCATACTAAAATTCTGAATTTATTGTACCTTTGTAGTGGCTTAGACAGTGAGCTACAATAGAAGTGGAATATCGGAAACAAACTGTACCGAAAAAGAAAAAAACCGCTCGTGTTGATATAGTAAATGAGTTAATAATCAATAAAAGCGTTAAATCTTTATCCTTTAGAATGTATCCTTAAATATCACAACCATATTTCTGACTTATTACTTGCAAAATATTGAGTAACAATTAGTTGTAAATTCATGAAGTGAAATTACTGCTTATAACGGTTTTCTTCGTTGCAGCAACAACCTTTATACTTGGTACATCAAAAGAAGTGGCGTTACTTATTGTTGTGGCGAATATACTATTCTACATTTTATTGGTGCTGAATAGAATTTTGAATGCATTAAAATGATAATAAAAATGAGTAAAAAGAGAACCATAGATGACCGTAAGAAACTTTTGATACGGTATAGAATAAATGAAAAAGGATATGTATCTTTCATAGACCCTTGTTGTGATGAAATTCCTGTCCGTCTTTTTGGTAAGATGATGAAAGCCATATCCGATATAGAGCAAGAGTGGAACAGTAGAATAGCCAATAAGGTTAGTTCTCTTCCCCCTGATGTCACATCAGATAAACCAATAATCAAATAAGTGCAAAAATGAAAGCAATAACAATAAAACAGCCGTGGGCCTCACTGATAGTCCACGGTATCAAGGATATTGAAAACCGTTCCTGGAGTACGAAATTCAGAGGACGTGTACTTATTCATGCTGCCGCTAAAGGTGAAAAGAGGTCTTGGGGCTCATTATCTGATATTCAAAGTAGTAAACTGCTTCAGTCAGGAAGCATTTTGAATAAAACTTCTTTTAGTGACTTGCCTACTGGTTCTATTATCGGTAGTATAGAAATAGTCGATTGTGTAATGAACCATCCTTCTGTATGGACAGATAAAGGTGTATATAATTGGGTACTGGCTAATACTATTCTATTCCCTGAACCTATCCCGGTAAAGGGGAAATTGTCATTTTGGGAATATAATAGAATCCTGGAACCTGAATCAGACGGGTATCACAAGATTTGTATGTGCCGTATATGTGTTGATGAAAAAGTCCAAATAACCAGTATGGGGGATTATTTTGTATGTAGATATTGTGGTGGACGTTGGTATAAGTAATTTGTTTTATTATTTAATGTTGAACTTGGGTGTATCAGTTATCTGATACGCCCTTTTATTTTTGTGATGATGAAAGTAATTGTAACCGGTAGTGAGGGCTTTATAGGTAAAGTTCTTTGCCTAGAATTATTAAAAAGAGGTGTTGAAGTCATTAGAGTAGACCGTAAGAATGGTTATGAAGCATCAGATATCGGTGAGCTCTTGAAGAATGGTGGTATTGATTGCGTGTTCCACCTGGCGGCGCAAACAAGCGTGTTTAATGAAAACCTGGAACAAATCAGGAAAGATAACATTGATACTTTCATGCGAGTTGCTAATGCATGTAACCAATATCATGTGAAGTTAGTATATGCCAGTTCGTCAACGGCAAATCCGGAGAATACTACTTCAATGTATGGAATAAGCAAGTACTTCGATGAACAGTATGCGTCTATCTATTGTAAGGCTGCGACCGGATGCCGGCTGTATAATGTATATTCACCAACCCCACGCGAAAGAACTCTTCTCTGGTTCCTGCTTAATGAGGAAAAGGTGTCTTTATACAACTGCGGTCAGAATATCCGGTGCTTTACTTACGTAGATGATGTTATTGAGGGGCTTATCTATGCGATAGGATGTAACCGGAAACTCATCAATATTTGTAATGTCCAGCCTGTGACTACTATGTATTTTGCATCTTTAGTAAAATACTACAAACCGATTGAAATAGAGTTGATTAACGAGAAACGTGAATTTGACAATTCTGAGCAATCGGTGAACCGGGATATCTATTTAGTACCTTTGTCCTATACGTCAGTCGAGGACGGAGTAAGAAAAATATTCGCCGTGCGGAGAAAGGATAATTCCTAAAAAATGCGGGGGCGGAGAAATAGAAATCCTATGAGTGTACAACCATTCTAATTTATTCCTGCATGTCGAGTGACAATTATTGTTTCTCCATGCAGGAATTTAATAACTTGAAGTTATGAGTAGAGAGAATGCATTAACATTGAAACAAGAGAAATTTTGCCAGTATTACGTTGACATAGATGGCAATGCAAGTGAAGCATACCGAATGGCTTACGACTGCTCTAAGATGAAGCAGGAGAGCGTTTGGCGCAATGCTCATGCCCTTATGCAAAACATCAAGGTTTCATCAAGGATAAAAGAGATAAGAGAAAAGAGGGCGAAAGAATCTGAAGTTAAACGTGAAACAGTTGAACGTGTACTGATGGATATCATAACTTCTGACCCCAATGACTTGTATATTGTCGATGAACTAACAGGTAAGGTAAAGATGAAAAGTCCTTCGCAGCTTCCAAAGCGTACACGAAATGCATTGAAGAAGATTCAGAATAAGAGAGGAGAAGTTACCTATGAGTTCAACGGTAAAACGGAAGCAGCTCGTTTGCTTGGTGCCTGGAACGGATGGGAAGCCGATAAGAATGTCAACATCAAAGGTAGTGATGGAAATAAAGTCGGTGAACTTCGTATCGGATTTGAAGATAATGATAAATTGGACGAATAGAACAATTTGAAGTGTAAATATCGGTGTTTTCCCTACGGAGAAACCTTACTTTTAGAACAA